CCCGCCGCCGCTGGTGCAAGTCCAGCCGCCGGAGCAATCCGGCGGGCGCTCATGGGTATACCCCATCGGCACCGGGGGAGTCAACCGCCGCCCCGTTTTTATATAGGCACCTTGAAAATTGAGCATGAAAAAAGAGCCCCCTTGCAGAAGCAAGAGGGCCTTATCAGACAGTATTTTATTTGGAGCGGTCCGCTTATTTGACCGCCCCGCCCAGTGCGCACAGGAGGTCCCCGAGGCTGGGGTAGTCGCGGTAGTGCTCCAGCCAGTAGTCCGGGGAATCAATGACCCCGGCGCTGACGAGTGCGCTGACACCATTCTCCGGTGTGTTGTACCGCGGACCATTCTTGGTGATCTTCGCCGCAGCCTTGACCAGCAGGGCGTCCAGGTATTTGACCTCCCCGCTTTTCACGGCCTGCTTCCAGTATTCCGGGGAGTTGATGACACCCAGCTTTGCGAGCTTGTCCACAGCGGCCAAAGCATCGCTCTCCTGCCCGGCCTTACTGCTGTACTTCGGCAGGCCGTACCCCCGGATGTACCTGCCATTGACCTTGATGGTCCGGCGCTTCACCGAATCGGAGTAGTTGCCCTCAATGACGGTGATCGTGTTCCCGACCACCTTCTCCACCATGCCCACATGGTCAGGAGCACCCCGGTTATCGCCTGCGCCGCTGTCCTGCCAGTCGTAGAAGATGAAGTCTCCCGGGGCCGGACGGTAGGCGTCATTCTCCTGCCAGCAGCCGAGCTTCTTGAACAGCTCGATCATGGCGGAGCATCCGCACTCCGTCGGGATGATGTCCGTCATCCCCGCGACAATGGCGGCGGCGGAGACGGTAGCGGCACACCAGGCGTCGGTGTACTTCACCTTGTATCCCCGGGCAAGTGGCCTGTGGGCGTTGTAGATGTCGATGATCTCCTTGTGAGTACCGTTGGCCTCCTTCCGGCCCACCCAGCCCTGCATGACGCCGACAATCTTCTGCCGTACCTGCATCTCAGTCATTTTACATATCCTCCCTGTTTACAAAGGCCTTGACGGCCTCGTTTTTGTCCAGCATATCCCGCATCTCATCCAGTGCGTCATCCACCAGGCTGCTGAACAGCTCAAAGCTGACAGTCTTTGCCAACCAAGGGAAGCGTGTCACGAACAGGTCATAGACCTGCCGGAGCTTCAGCTTGCCGGTGCCGCCGCCCAGATTCTTCTCCGCCTCTGTGACGGCCCACAGAAGCCACTCGCGGACTTTGTCCAGTTGGGCGTCTCTGGGCAGACCGAAGCAGCGGCAAACGAACAGGACCGCCACCGCCGGAAGAGCTGCAACCGCCATGATGATGTGCCAATAATTGATGAAAAAGTCCATGTATTATCCCTCCGTGCCCTCTTGGCCGATAGGAACCCCATCGGCATCCAGACCATGCCGGTTCCTGCTGATCTTCTCCGTGGTCGACTTCGCCGCATACGTGACGAGATAACCGATACAGGCGGTGAAGATCGCCGTCGTGACATCGCCCACGGGCTGCTTGTCCATGGCCGCAAGGATGAAAGAGGCCGCCGCCGCTGCGGTAGCAACGGCGACGGCCCAGGCGGCCAGCTTCTTCGAGAACTCCCAGGGGCGGCGGTTCTTCGCACGGCTGGACCTGCTGTGGTAAGCCATATCGTTCTCCCCCTTCTTACAGGAACCTGCTGAGCCCCAGGGCTGCGGCGACGATGGCGAGGATCAGCGCCACGCCCCACCCCAGGGCCTTGCTCTTGATTTCCTCCCAGGTCTTCCCGGGCTTCTCTTTCAGCTCGTCAACATCCTCTTTCAGCTCGTTCAGGCTTTCGACCTGATGCTTCAGGGGCGTCACAGCGTCTAAGATTTCCTTGTTGCTTCTCTTGAGCTCTTCCATGGATTCCTTGCTGCTCTTTTTGAGCTCTTCCATAGATTCCTTGTGTTCCGCTCTCAGTTCCGAAAAGGAATTTTTCTGTTCCTTCTGCGCCTCGGCGATCTCGCGCTTGATCTCTGTCTGGGTCTCTTTGATTTGGCGCACCCGTTCGTCCTGCATCTCGTTGTGGGATTCCAGCTTTCCCAAACGAGCGCCGAACCGGCCGTTGGTATCAGCCACGGCCTGGTGAAACTCGGACAACCGGCGGTCCAGGGCTTCCACCTCGCCGCGCACCTCTTCCACGCGCTTTTCCACCGGGCAGTCCTGTCCCGGGTGGGTCCCACAGTTTTCAGACATTTTGATCTCCTCCTTTTTTATGGTTAGGCCGTGCCGGTGGTTACGTCCCTGTCGCTCCCCCTTTCTGCTACGAAAAATCCCGCTCTCGTTTCTTGACAAAACGGGAGCGGGTGGGTATAATAAACACAGAAGGGCACTGTTACAAGACGGTCAGTTCACTTCGCTAATCAACTGCTAACAGTTGACCGCTCGGGAGCCATCCGGGCGGTCAACACGCTTTTGTGGTGAGGAGCTGCGCTATGACTGCCGCGAAAACGAGATACCGCAGCAGAGCGCAGAACTTCTTTTGCCACATCCGCATCACCTCCCCCCGTTGGATATTCGCCTGGGGTTTAGTGAGCTGACCGCCTTTATGTAACAGTGCCTTCTGTCCCGCCTGGTTGGCGGGCTTGTTTATTATACACGATGGTACCGTGTTTTGTCAAATCCTGCCGCTACCCAGCGTCAGTTTAATGGCGCGAGCCGCGAGCTGTCCCATGAGGGGCGGCTTTTTTAGACGGCGGGGCCTGCGGTAAAACTATCTGTACCAGACGATGTATAAAAGGCTCTTTGGATAATGTCGTACATTCCGGCAATTCCATCGGCCTCGCGTATACACGGAACCAACTCATGTTTGTGGATTCCGTTATCTTCTGCAGTAAGATTAAACAGCTTTAACCCGGAGAAGCCTTTTCTATTCACTCCATTTCCATTTAGACAAAGCATTCCATTTATTGAACCCGCATTTGCCACAGTTACACTTTTATTAAATGTTGTGTCTGTAAAGGTCTCTTTCGTTATCAGCCCGAAAAATGGCTTGTAATTTCCTGTCCAATTCTTTTCTACTACCCATGTGCTGTTGCTCCCATAGTATATTAGATACACAACTCCATTTCTCGTAGTCTGATACGCACTTGCATAAAGAGAATAGTAAGAGTTCCCCGTTATCGCAATCGGATACCCTCCTGATTCTATTTCTGCAGGCCCTTCCAATTTATATGCTATGCTTGTCCATGGTGCTGCGCTGCTGATTGGGATACCTGTGTTGATGAAACTGTCAGCGGATTTCGCCACAATATAGTCCACTTGGGCATACCCCGCCGGAAGACCAGATGGATTAGCAACAGCGGAAAATGCAGCAATCAGCTCCCGATCCCCCTCGACCTTGAAGGTATATTCGGGCTCCGCATGGACAACCGCCTCGTTCTCCTTCCACCCCTCAAACGTGTAGTCATCCGCAACAGCGGCCTCTACAGTGACCTTCATACCAGAAGATGCCACTCCCCCGCCCGTGACCGTCCCTCCCTCCGGATCGCTGGGGATCACGGAGATGCTGCACACTCCCTCCGGCATACCGGCGGCGGCCCGGATACGTGCCGGGAACGCCTCCGCAGGGATCGTACCTGTGCTCCCATCCTTTTCCCGGATGGCGGCGGCAATGTCCGCAAACAGCGGCTTCAGCGGCTTCAGCGGGCTCTGATTCTTTTCCATCAGTATGCCTCCTTGATCGCACCGGTAATGGCGGCATCGATCGCCGCATTGACCTGCTCCATGGTGACAACGCTCTGCGCGGCGAGATTCCCGTCCTTGTCGAACCCTGCCACCTGCCCCGCCTGACCGGTGATCTTATCCTGTTTGGCCGCCTCCAGCTCCTCCAGCGTCCCGGCCATGGTCTCTGCCAGCTCCGCCACCAGGCATCTGGAATCGGAGGCCGAGCGCAGCGCCAGCTTCTGCATCTGGTCCAAACCAGTCGATTTTCTGTCCATACTGTCATCTCCTCGTATCAAGTGCGGGGCGGAGGAACATCCCTCCGCCCCGCCGTTTGTTAGGTGTTCTCAGTGCCTGCGCCGAAGACCTCGGCCAGCATGGCGTCCACCTCTTCATCGGTGGCGTAGCCCACCGCGCCCAGCTTGGCCTTCTCCTCATCGGTGAAGTCGTTGGAGCTGAGGACCTTGCCCTCCTCCTTGAGCTGGTAGCCGGAGAGGTCCACGAAGCCCGCGAGGGCATCGTACTTGAACTCCTCGCCCACCTTGACCACTGCCACGTTGGTACCGGCGGGGTGCTTGGTCCCTGCGCCCTCCACGAAGCCAGCAGTGCTGGTGAACTTGTCCGTGATGTTGTAGACCATACCCAGGTGGGCCTCGTCAGCGGCAGGCAGGTCCGCGAAGGCCACGGAGCCGCCGGGCTTGTAGACGGCGCTGATCTTGCCGTCCAGCTCAGTCTTGGTATAAGCGTCGGTGATGCCGTAGGCCGCAAGGCTGGTGCCCTTGTCGGCCTTGTCCTTGATGGACTCCGCCACCTGCTCCGCCGTCTGATAGCCGCTGTCATTGCTCAGCTCCGAGACCTTGGTGGGCAGGCGGACCGCGCCGAGCTTCTGATCCAGGGCGGCGACCTCCGTCCGGGTCCGCAGGGCCAGCTTCTGCAAGTGCTCCAGGTTCGTGATTTTGTTCTCAGTACTCATGATGCAGTTCCTCCGTTACAATCTATTTTGCATCCGGCTCATGGCCGAAAACGCCGTTGAGCATCGCGTCCACTTCTTCATCGGACGCGATCTTGGTAGTGCCGCCGTCTCCACTGGGGGGCAGGACGCTCTGTCCGAACACAGCGTTCAGCATCTCCTCCACCTCCTCGGCAGTGGCAAATTCGATCTCCTGCCCGGGCAGGTCCAAAGCCTTGGGCCTGCCGTCCTCGCCGAACCCCACCACCTGACCGGGCCTTCCCGTGATCTGGTCCTGCTTGACCTCGTCGATCCTCTGGACGGCCTGCTCCAGGTGCTCCAGTTTTATGGGTCTGCTCATAGTGACCTCCTTATATGACCGTATACTATCTGCCGTCCTCCGCCGTCTGCGCGGACAGCACCGTCTCCGTCAAGGTACGGAAAATCTCGGCGCCGTAGGCCCTCTCATCGGCGTTGGCGGCGTAGTCGGTGACCTCCCGGGCGTATGCGATGTCCCGCAAGACCATCCACACAGCGGACAGGGTACTCACCACGCCCAAATAGACGCCGTCCTTCACGGTACGGTCCGCGTCCTTCGCCGCATCCGTGATACGCTTGCAGCGCTCCAGCCGGACGGCCCTGTCCCCCGGGGGCTCGAAGAACGCGTCCGCCAGGGGCTCATACAGGCTGTAATCGCCCAGCGTTTTCTCCAGCTCCCAGGCGGCGTACTCCTCCTGCACCAGCCGCCTAGCGTCAGCGGCGGTCATCTGCTTGTCCAGGACCGCCTTGGTCGTGGTGCTCAGGATGACCCCCAGCAGAGGGGCGCCTCTCTCGCCCTCCTTCATGTCCTCCAGATAGGCGCTCCTCACTTCCCCGGGCACCTCTCCGGCAGACAGAGCCAGAATGTACCGTGTGTGCGTAACAGATCTCATGATGGTTCTCCTCCTTAAAATTACAGTAGTGACCGGGGCGGTACATAATACGTTGTGCCGCGGCAACCGCCCTCGCAGGAGTTGTCGCAGCCAGTGCATTCGTCGGCGCATCCTCCTGTGCAGTAGACCTCGCATCCGCTTCCACAGGCTTGGTCCCCGCATGAATCGACGCAGCCGCCATCACACGTACCATCGCATCCGCTCCCGCACCCAGTACAGTCATTGTCGCACCCTCCGGAGCAGGTATTATTGCACCCGCCCGTGCAGGTATTGGTGCAGCCGGACCCGCAGCCCGCCCCGCAGGCGGAGCAGGTATTCGAGCAGGTCCCGGTGCAGGTACTTGCGCAGCCGGACCCGCACCCGGAGCAGGCATTGGTACAGGTCCCGGAGCAGGTATTTGCGCAGCCGGACCCGCACCCGGTACAGGCATTGGTGCATGTCCCGGTGCAGGTGCCCGTACAGGTCCCAGTGCAGCCGAGGCACAGTCCAGTACAGCCGCTGCGGCAGTCGGAGCCGCTGCTGTCGGTCTTGCTCCGCCTCTCGCAGGCGGTGGCGAACGCCTCCATGGCTGTCAGTTCCGCCTCCTGGACCACCTTCTGACCGGAGGCGTTGGGAACCTTGCTGGAGTTGATGGCGTTGAGCGGCGCCGCGATCTTGTCCCTGTGCTCCTGCCGCGCTATACCGCCGGAGGCCGGGGCGGCAGAGTAGTCGTAGGCACTGCCGCCATAGGAGGCTACGCTGCCGCTGTGGGCCCGGCGGAGACACTCCGCTTTTACCCGGGACTTCAAGTTCTTGAACCGGTCCGCTTTAACAAGGGCCATGCTCTTCCCCTCCCTTCATGTTCTTCAGCCGCTCATACTCCTCCCTGCCAATGATGGGGACCGCCCACTCCTCCGGGCAGTCCATGGCGAAATCGTACCCCCGCCGCCGCCAGTAGTAGACGTTGGCCAGCACCCGGGCCTTGTGCATACAGCAGATATAGGTGGCCCGCTTGTCAGGGGTGCCGAACACCTCATAGTTGTAGGCGCTGCACCAGCCGCAGCCCTGAGCGATGGGGCAGGACCAGCACTCGTCTGTAGACTGGCTCCGCCGGGTCACGCAGGCCATGCAGTCCACCCTTTGACAGTGCTCCGCCCGGCGGCGGATGCCGTCATAGATGTTGCCGATGACGTAGGGCTCCCGCCTGCTGCCCACGGAGCTCTCCATGTAGCGCAGGCATGGGTAGATATCCCCCTTCCAGTCCACGGCCAGCATCAGCCCGGTCCCGCCGCACCAGTTGCGGTCGTCCCGCTCCGTCAGCGGGTGGCCGCAGTGCCGGGAGAAGATAGAGAGGGTGACTTCCTCTTCCAAGCCGCTGCTGAAGAGCCAGTCCGTGACCCGGTGGAGCTGCCAGTAGAGCTCGGAGGCGTGGCAAAGCTCCCACCCCTCCTCATACACGCAGTTGAGGTTGATGTGCCGGTAGCCCCGCTCTACCATGGCCGCCACAGCCGCCCCCACCTGGTCCACGTTGCCCGGGGCGATGGTCATCTTGCTGCCCATACGCCCGCCCATGGCCCGGTAGTTGTCCACAGCGGCGATGGCCCGGTCGTAAGTGCCGTGCCCGCTCAGGTCGATGCGGCAGGAATCGTGGAGCTCCCTGCTGCCGTCGATGGACACGTTGTAGCTGAGATGGCCCCGGTGCCGCTTGATATACGCCTGGACCCTGGGGTCGAAGTGCATCAGGCCGTTGGAGCAGACGCTGAACATAAACTTGATGGCCCAGGGGTGTTTTCTCCGGAAGAGCTCCCCCATGAAGTAGTCGCTGAGCCGTGCGATGAGGTCGATCTCCAGCCATGGCTCCCCGCCGATGAAGTCGATGACCGCGCCGTCGCACTTGGTGCTGGTGATGTAGGTATCGGTCCGCTCGCCGGCGTCCAGGATCATGTCGATAAACGCCCTGCCCACCTCAAAAGGCATGGAGTGTTTGCCCTTGTTGTGCTGGTAGCAGTAGGTGCAGGCCATATTGCAGGCGTCCGTGACCTGGATGGTGATGTTCTTCGCCCGCTCCCCGTTGATGACCATGGGCGTGATCTTCTCCGGCGGGAAGAGCCGGTAGAGTTGATCGGCATAGCTCTCCGGAAATGCGTTCCCGTCCCGTACTGCTGGTCCGGAGGGGCCGGGGTCATCCCCCAGGACGATGGCGCACTCCTGGAAGTCCACCCGCCAGCACTCCCGGCCGATCTGGTCTCCGTACAGCTCATAGAGCGTGTCCATGGCGCAGCGCAGGGACTCCTGTGCCTCCCGGCAGAGGTCCTGGAAGTAGCTCCTGGAGCTGTCCCACTCCTCGTCCGTCATGGGGCAGCAGTCCCGGCCGACGGTGGCGAGGAGGTCCTTGTACCGGACCGCCTCGTAGTGCAGCCGCTCCACATAGTCCCGCAGGGATTCGGTGATCGGAATTTTTCTGCTCATACGTCCTCCTCTATCAGTTATAGGCCACGGGCACATGGACCCAGGCCGAGCCGTTGTAATATTTCAGGCCCCCGGTGTTGGCCGTGGTGTCGACCCACAGCAGGCCCTTGTTTGCGGGGGCGGAGGTCCCTGCGTGGAAGACCTTCCCGCTCAGGCTCTCGAAGCTGTGGCCGTGGTTTGCCGCCGCCGCCCCCACGTCCTGGGCGGTCAAGGTGATGTCGGCGTTCAGCTGCTTCCCGTTGACCTTCCGGGCCACGGGCACAGCTCCCACATCCCCGGCCCCCAGGGTCACGTCTCCGCTGAGGGGCTTGTTGTTGATCTTCCGGGTAACAGGCACAGCCCCGATTTTGTCCGTTGTGATTCCGTGGGGATTCTGCTCTGCCGCGTGTTCCCGCAGCGCCGTCTCAGCCGCCTGCCGGGCCGCCAGGATGAGGGTTCTGATCTCCTCCATGGTCCTTCCGCTTGCGCCGCCGCCCGCGTTTACCGGTCCGTATGCCATAGCGCTATCCCTCCTTCTTCTGGGGACCGAAGACCTCTCCCAGCATCTCCGCGACTTCCGCCTCGTCCGCCGCGTCTACAGAGAGGGTGCCGTCCTCGGTCACTCTAAGCCCTTCGCCCACCTTCACACCGCCCAGCCGCTCTGACGTGGCCGGGGGCAGGAGGGTCGTAGTGCCCGCGCCGAATCCGGAGGCGTTCCGCAGCAGGGTCAGGCTCGCCCGCATAGCTTCCTCCGGCGCTTTCTCCGCCCACAGCCTCAGCACGTCCTCTCCCGTCTGGGCAAAGGGAGCCAGGCCGCAGGCGGCCGCCTGGGCGGAGGATTCCGGCAGTACGGTCAGCATGGGGATCATCTGGGCCGTCACCTCCAGGGGCAGCTCCAGCCGGAGGGGGTACAGTCCCTCACCGGTGTCCTCCCAGCCCTCTGCAGGGATGGTCACGTCCATTTGCCGCACCGCCGTGCTGTTGATCACCGCCAAGAGGTCGTCATAGGTCACCAGCCCTGCCGGGGCGGAGACGGTCACATCCACCGCGTCCGAGAGCACCAGGATCAGCGGGAAGTTCCACACCGCCTCCGGGAAATCCATGGAGCAGGGCGGGACGGACTGGACGTAGTCGCCAAGGGTGGCGTAGAGCAGGTCCGTATCCTCACCTGTGGCCGGGTCCTCGGCGTAGACGATGAACTCCGAGAGCAGGAAGGTGGGCAGGTCCGGATTGTTCCGGTTGCTGTACTGGACTGTGAGGTAGAGCCGGTCATTCTCGTGCCGCCGCTCCCCCAGGCTCCCCTCCGCCTCATAGTGGATGAGCTGGTGCATGTCCGCCAGGTTAATATCCTCCGCCACCCGTCCGCTGCCCACGGCCACCCGTGTCAGCTTCAGCGGGGCCTCCAGCGCCATGCAGGCCGCTATCAAGGCCCGCCCGTGGGTGGTTGGCTTGAATGCGTAGTTCAATATCGATCACTCCTTTTTTATGCCTCTGGGATGGGGACCGCCGTGCGCACGGCAGGCTTCCCGCCCACCCGGAATACGCCGTCGAACCGGAGCTTGTCCGGCTCCTGGGGCACAGGGGCGCTGAGCTGCATCCCACCACCGCCGCCCATAGCAAGCGCGCTCTGGAAGTCGAAGCCGTCCCTCTGCTCCGGCAGGGGGATGGTCACGCCCAGTCCCGTACCGCCGCCAAGGCAGAGCGTATCCCCGAACGCGAAGCGGTCCCGCCGCTCCGGGATAGGGATGCTGATCACAGAGGACAGCACACCCCCCATATGGAGCACCGCAGGCTCCTGGGGCCTGCTGGTAAACTGGAACTCCTCCAGGTGGGAGCGCAGGCTCTTGTAGAACTCCACACGCTCCAGCACCCGCCGGGGCCGCGCCTCGCTCCACTTCTCCCCGCTCAGGTCGATGAAGAGTTTGAAGTGATAGGGCTTCCCGCCCTCGTACTCGAACCACTCCTTGACCTCTGTCTTGGGATAGATGGCCCGGATAGCCGTCTCCACCGCCGCCCTGGTGCCCAGCATCTTGTGGACCCGCCAGCTGTCCGAGAGGGTGCGCCGTTTCTCCTCCAGGGAGTAGTCCGGGTCCCACCAGTCCACCTTGAAGTCGTAGGCTAGGATGTCCAGCAGCGCCTCGTCCAGCCGCCCGATGTCCGGATAAATCCGCAGGCGGTCGATCTCCGGCGGACGGCTCGCCAGGAGCCTCGCGGTGATCTGTGCCAAGGCGGCGGTCGGGTCGCCTGCCAGGGCCATGGGGAAGGTTCGCAGCAGGTTCTCCGCCGTCAGGCCGTGGACCGGGCCGGGCCTTTGATCTTTACTCATCCTCGTACCCTCCATTGAGGATGTGGACGCCCCCCGCCTGGGCCAATTGCGGCACCGCCAGGGATGCGTCGTAGCTCATGTCCGCGCTGAGCGCCAGGTTCCCATCCCGGAGGGAGGTAAAGACGGGGGCGCGGATGTCCACCCGCTTGATGCCGGTCTGCATCAGGAGGCTGGTGAGCTTCGAGGGATTGATGTCCCGCCCCAGCTTGGCGCTCTGCCAAACGATGTACTCCTCCACCGCCCGCTCTACCGCCGCCGCGATGGACGCGCCGCTCCGGGAGGCGTTTTGATGGATGTAGTAGGTCAGGTCGATGTCGTAGCGCACGATCTCCGCGTCCTCCACATACACCAGGTCTGTAAGGGGCCGCCGCTCGTCCGCACTGCAAGCGGCCAGGACCTTGCCCTTGATCTCCTCCGTGGCCAGGGTCCCATCATCCATGAGGACATAGAGTTTGACGATCCCTGGGGTAGGGGAGTTGGCGATCACATCCGCTATTTCCGTGCTCACCTGCATGGCCCAGTAGATGTAGGCCCCCCGGGCCCCCGCACAGCTGTAGGCGTCCATGGAGGCCCGCATGAGCTTGTAATACTCCTCGTCCGTCGGGATATCGGACCCGCCGTCCGATTCCCGGATGTTGGTACATTCCGAATAGTACGCGTAGACATCTACCAGCTTGCTGATCTGCCCTGCGGCGTACCCGTTGCCGGCGGTCCCGGGCGTCTGACAAACCACCTCCGCCTCCACGAACAGCTCTCCGGCCGGGATATAGTGGTCCTCTGCGGTGCTCCATACCAGCGTGCTCCCAGTGTCCGTTACCCGTGTACCGGCGGGGATGAGGATCGCCGCCTCCTGGGGCTGGGAGATGGAAAAGCGCATGGTACAGCCCGCCGGCTTCTCCCCCGGGCGGCGCTGGATATAGGTCAGCTCCGCCAGGGCGTCCAGGTTCTCCCCGTCCGCCCGGCTGGGGATGTTCTGGTTGGCGCTCCAGTTGTTGAGCATCCGCTCATGGATGATGACATCGGCCACCCAGCGGATGAACTGCATCTCCGGACTGGCGGGCCGCACGGTGTTTTTCACAAGGAGCTCGTATCCAGCGATCAGGTCAGAAATGATCTGGTTGGTATCGGTCGATACAAACTGGTATGCAGGCTCCCTTTTGATCTCCTTAGTCTCCAATGATCTCCACCTCCACCGCAGGCCACAGGGTCCCGGGCCGCGTGATATCCTCTGAAAAGTCGATGCTGACGTACCGGGCCCGGGGCTCCCACTTCTCGATAGCCTCCCGGACCTCGGCGATCATCATCATCTTTGCTATGGGCATGGGCTTGTCCAGAAAGGTGGCGGTGAGCCCAAAGTCCCGGTACTGCGGCACAGTGCCCTTGATCGTGGACAGCAGCACCGCGATGTTTTGGAGCACGGACGAGACCGGGTCCATGTCGTTGAAGCGGATGTTGGTCAGGTCCGTTGCCCGCACATAGTAGCTCATGGGCCCCTCCTCAGAAAGATCTGTTCAGATACTCCAGCAGATTGACGGATACCGTGGTACAATACTGATCTCCATGAACATCAAAATACGCTGCCTTGATCTTCAGGTCCTTGATGGTCCAGCGGTATTTCCCGTAGGCATGTTCACCCAGCAGAAGCTGGAGCGCCGTCCCCTCCCGCAGATACTTCCACAGCTTCACAGCCTCCTTCATCGGGTCCACGCCCACCTCCGCAAAAAAGGTGATGTCAAAGGATATCTTGTCCGGGTCCATGCCGGTAAACTCCGTGATAGCATGTGTCCCGTGCCGCTGGTGTACTGCGAAACGCGAGGAGCCCGACCAGACCATGTTGTCGGGGGTCTCCGTTTTATTGGCTGACGCCTCAAAAATGATCCCCTCCTCCGCGCTGGTCCCCAAGTAGCCGATCACCGCCATCGCTTTATGCCTCCGATCACGAACCCGTCCGCGTTGAACACCGGCAGATAGACCGCCAGCACCTCGTCGCCCACCTTGGGCATGTAGGGCTTGCGGACGATCTTATGCTTATGGTCCGCATACTCCTTCTCCCCGGCGCGGGGCTCCCGCCATTCGGTCTCGAACTCCGTCCACTGGGGATCGTCGTAGTCGTGCTCCGGCGTGACGTCCTGACTGATGATGACCGGGAGCCATCCGGAGGACATCCCGTCGTCCTCGAACCAGACCCGTACCGGCGTGACGTCCTGACTGATGATGCCCGGGAGCCATCCGGAGGACACCCCGTCGTCCTCGAACCAGCCCCGTCCCCGCCGCTCCTCCATGCGCCGGTCCGTCACGGTGCCGATGCGCACCAGACCGCCGAGCACCTCGCTGAATAGATTTTCCCGCTTCTCCTCGCCTGTCATCAATATCCCTCCAGACATCTGCGCGCGTTGATCTTGGTGGTGTACCCGCTGGTATCGACCGTGTGGACCGCCCGTTTGATGATGTACTTGCCGTCCCAGCCGCCCCAGCCCTCCAGCTGTACGGTAACGCTTGCCACCAGGGCGGGATCGCCGGGGAAGGAGAAGGAGGCAAAGCGGGTGAGCCTGTTGTGCAGCCGCAGCCGCTTCTCCGCCAGGGCCTTGGCCTCCCCCGCGTCCGAGACCTTGGCGGAGATCTCCAGGCACTGCCCGGTCTCCTCCTCGTTTGCGGAGTAGGTCCCCTCGATGCACTTGCCGCTGCCGGGGTCCACATAGCTGACCCGGCAGGAGCCGTACTGGTGGTCCGCCGCTCCGGTGCTGAGAGAGACCTTGGTATAGCCGCCCTTGGCGCCCTTCCGGATGGTGCGGACCGGCGGCTTCGCCTCATATGCCGCCTGGTCGAACAGGACGAGGGCGCCGTCTGTGGCCTTGAGGGAGATCCCCGCGTCCTTGCACAGCTTGGCCAGAAACGCGCTGTCGCTGGTCTTTCGCTGCTCCACTCTCTCATAGAACGGATCGTTTGCCGACTCGAACAGAAGGCGCATGCCGTTGGCTCCGGCGATCTCTCCCGCAATGCCGGAGAGCGCGTAGTTTTCCCATGCCTTGGACTTCTTGGTCTGCCGGATGGGGGCGCTGAAGGGGAGGCTGGTCCCCTTGACGGCGGCGGTGGCGGGTGGATCATCATAGCTCACGCCGTCCAGCTCGAAGTCCCCGGTGGGGAGGGTAGCGTCGTTCCCCCAGTTTTTCTGGGTGAAGGCGGCACTGAACGTCAGCTTTGCCCCCGCCGCCGCCGCGATGGCCCGGTCCAGCCAGCTCTGGAGCCACTCGCCATCCCGGTCCTGGACCTTGACCTGCAGGTCGTCCGTCTCCCCCTCCTCATTGTCCGTGTAGGTGACGCTCAGGAGGTAGGGCTTGATGGAGTTGGTGATGTCCGCGCCGTCGAAGACGATCTCCACCTCCGTGCGGCGGGAAAGGTCTGCATGGTTCATTGAACGCCTCTCTTCCACGGCGGCAGGGTATCCAGGATGTTTTTCTCCGGCTCAGGCAGGATCAGGACGATGCCGGCGGGGAAGGTATAATACATCCGGTACTGCCGGTTGAGGTTCAAAAGCCGGTCCGTATAGTCCGTGCTGCCCATTTGGGTGTATGCGATAGAGTCCCACATATCCCCCTGGACTGTTGTATAGGTCTTAGCCATCAGTCCCAGTACCCCCTTCTTGCGTCCGCTGATGCCCGGGCCACCACATCCATGACCCGCTCCTCGAAGCTGCCGCTGTCCACGTAGCTGTGCAGCGCCTCCACCGTCTCCGCCGGTGCGCCGCCCTCGACGTGAAAATGGAGCTCTACCGTGATGGGCGCGCCGCTCCCGCCGCCCGCCGGGGAGGATACGGCCGCCACAGCGGGCGCCGCCTCTCTGTAGGCGCTCAGCGCGGCGAAGTCCCGGGATACGGCGGCGGGCAGCACCGTCTCGCCGCCCCGCATCCGGATCAGCTCCGGGCCTTCTTCGCCCACCCAGGCCCAGCCCGGAGGGGCGTTGTCCGTGCCGGAGGCGAATGCCTCCACGTTCCCCGCCCCGTTGACATGGCGGGAAACAGGGGCAAGATCGATCCCCAGGGCGTCCGCCGCCGTCTGTCCCAGCAGGGCATAGGCGTCCCGAACCACAGGGATCATATCCTCCGCCTTGTCGATAAACGCCTGGATAGTGCTCCGGGCGCTCTCCTCCGCCTCATCCGGGAGGCTCATCCCGGTCACGCCCTCCTCCATGGAGCGCACCAGCGTGTCGACCTGCTCCGGGAACCCGGCCACCAGCTCCGCCAGGCTCCCGGCGGTCTCGGACTGCTGCTCCTGGAGCTCCTGCCACTTGGACACCATGGTCCGCAGGTCCTCGTCGCTTGCGCTTGCCATACCGGCGATGGCATTGACGCTGTCCTTGCTGCCGTCGGCAAAGGAGGCGATCATGTCGCTGAGCCCCGCGATATCGGTACTGCGCTCACCCAGGGCGTCCAGGTTCTCGTTGTACCGCTCCCAGTAGGTGAGCTGACTGTCCAGGGCGGCGTTGATGGACCCTGCACTGGTAGCGGCTACTTCCGCCGCCTTGTCCCACAGGGCATACTGCCCGGAGATGGACTCCTCCGCAGCGGTATACGCCTCCAGATACGAGGCGGCCAGGACGGTGAGTTCTCCGGTGACATCCCCCAGCACGCCCTGGAGCTCCCGGGTCTGGGCGGCGGCATCGGTCTCCGCCGCGGTTTGCTCCTCCGTCGCGCCGGTCAGGTTGCGAAACGCCTCCTCAGCAAGCTCGATCTCCTCTTGCGCGGAGGCGACCGCCGCCTCATCCTCCGCGATGGCCTTGGTGTAGGCATCCACTGCGCTCTGAGACTGGATGATCTCATTTTCCACATCACCCAGGGACATCTCCAGCTGGTCGTACTCGTATTGCAGAGCCCGGACCTTCTCCGGGTCATCTCCGGCCCCGGTCTGAGCAAGCCGGATGTCGTTCATCCGCGCCAGGGTGTCGGACCGCTTTTTCTCCGCCGCCTCCAGGGCCGTCTGGGCCCGGGTCAGCTCGATGCTGTTTTTCTCCGCCTCGATGAGGATGTCAGCCTGGGCGGCGTAGACGGCGGTCAGCTGCTCCTGGTACGCCTGGGCCATGGCGTTCTGCTTCCACGCCTCCGTATTGGCGCGGAGGGCCGCAGTACCGCCGTGGATGGCGTTGTTTTCCAGGTCGATGCTGTCCGCCAGCTCCGGCACCGTCTGACACAGGAGGGCCAAGGTGTTGTGGTACTCCCGCTGTTCCGCCTCGCTCAGCCGGGCGTAGCTGCCCATCTGCTCCAGCTTACTGATGTAGGTATCCGCCACATTGGCGGCGGCGATCACAGAGGATGCGGTGCTGTCATAGGTCCCGGCGGCGGCCTCCAGAGTGCCGTCCAGCTCCCGGGCGGCCTCCGTCAGCTCCCGGACAGAGGGGACGCCGTCGTCCGCCGCCGTCACAAAGCCCACCACAGCCGCCGTGACTGCGGCCATAGCGGCGGCGCCGCCAAGGATGGCTCCGACGGGGCCGGTAAAGAGCGCGGCCACGTTGAGGGCCTTGAAGACCGTCAGGGCGGCGTTCACCCCGGTGACGGCCACAGCGGCGCTGCCCATGACGCCAGTGAACGTCATCACGCCCTTGACCAGGGCGGGGTGTGCCTGGACAAAGCTGTTGGCCCATCCCAGGACATCCGTGCCGGTCTCGGCCAGACGGCGGAGCTCCGGGTTGAACTCCTCTCCGATGGTGGTGCGCAGGGCGTCCCAGGCGGAGTCCATCAGGGTCAGTTGGCCGTTGAGGTTGTCCATCTTGATGGCCGCCATGCGTCCCGCCGCGCCCGCGCAGTCATTGATGCTGTCTGTGAGGGACTGGTAGTCCTTGTCTGCGGCGTTCAGGATGGCCAGCAGACCGTTGTAGCCCTCTTTTCCGGCGATCGCCTGGGCGTTGGCCACCCGTTCGGCCTCAGTCATCTGCTCGAAGTACCCGCGCAGCTCCTCGATGGTGGAGCCAAAACCTTTCATGGTACCGTCCGCCTGGACTGCGGAGTACTGGTACTCCCCAAAGGCGGCGCTGGTGAGCGTCACACCCTCCAGGAGACCGTTGAAACTGTTTTTCAGCGCGGTACCGGCAATGGAGCCCTTCACACCCGCGTTGGCCATGAGTCCCACGCCCACTGCCACATCCTCAATGCTGTAGCCCAGGGCCCCGGCGACCGAGGCGGACTGCTTGAAGGTCTCGCCCATGATGCCGACGTCGGTGTTGGCGCTGGTGGCCGCTGCGGCAAGGACATCCGCAAAGCGGGCTGTGTCGGACGCCTTCAGGCCAAAGGCGGTCAGGTTGTCGGTGACGATGTCGCTGACCTGGGCCAGGTCTTCTCCGGACGCACGCGCCAGATCGACCACGCCTGTCATACCGGACAGCATATCCTGCGCTTTCCAACCTGCCATCGCCATATAGCCCATAGCCTCTGCGGACTGCACAGCGGTATATTGGGTATCCGCGCCCAATTGTTTTGCTTTGGCGCTCAACTGCGCCATCTCCTGGGCCGTGGAGCCGGACAGAGCCTCCACATTGCTCATGCCCGCCTCAAAGTCTCCCGCCAGACTGACACACTCCGCGTAGGCGTCCTTGATCTCCCGCAGCGCCCCCGCGATCCCAGCGGAGACCAAAGCCTGCTGGGCGGCGGAGAACGCCTCTGACGCCCGGGTCCCGAAGTCCGCCGCGTCCTCCCCGGCCCCCTGGTACGCCTGTCCCGCGCTGCGGACAGCGCCGGCGGCGGCCTCCTGCTGCGCCTTCAGCTCCCCCAGCTCCTCCGAGAGCCGTGCGCTCTCCCCTGCTAGGTCTGCGGTGTCCACCCCGGCCTCCTTCAGCCGGGAGCCGGTGGCGCTCAGCCGCTGGTTCTGCCGCTCCAGAGCTATCTCGGTGTCTCGGATGCGCTGCTCCAGCTTGGCCTGCTCCCGCTCCAGGGCGGCGGTGGGACCGTTGGTCTTGCTGATCTCCTGCTTGAGGAGGTCGTACTGCTTCTGAAGATTTTGGAGTTTGCTGTTAGTAGCGTCTACCGCTGCCTTCTGCTTCTGATAGGCGGAGACGTCCGACTGGGTGCGGTTCAGGTCCCGGATCTCGTTTCCCAGCTTGGCAAATTCCGTCTGGGCACTGCTGAAGGCCCCCTTGAAATTTCCGTTCAGGGCGGCGTTCAGCATGAAATCCACGCCGTATTCTTTTCTACCTGCCACTGGACGTCTCCCTTCTCCGCTGTGCGTTCTCCGCCTCTATCTCATTGTTGGCCCTGATCCACAGCCTCAGCTCCGACAGCGGCATGGACAGCCAATCTGATACAGGGGTGCAGTTGTTCCTTGCCAGGATCAGGCATTGCTTCCGGAGCCACCGCCCTCCGTCTCCCGCTCTGATCCCGACCGCAGTAAAAAACGCCGGGCCGCGTTGCAGATCTGCCGGAACTCCCGCAGGGGCAGGGCGTACAGCAACTCCGTGTTGACCGTGCGGAAGCCGTCGGTATTGCGGTAGGTGCAGGCCAGGGCCGCCATAGCCGCCAGGTACTCCGGCGTGAACTCCGCCAGCACCACGGTCACGTTGACGCCCCGCAGCTCCCGCTCAATGGCCACGCTGTCCTTCCCGCTCAGGCTCTCCCAGTCAAAGGTCAGGTGCTCGTAGGTGACGCCCCCGTGGGTGAAGGGGCGTTTGAATACGTGGGTGTAGGTCCCGCTGTCCGCCTCGGACCGGGCCGAAGCCTCCAGCCGCTCCGCCTGCGCGGCGCTGTCTTCAAACGTGGTGGCCTTTTTCTCGTCAGTCATGAGTGTATTCCTCCGAAAATTTTACGTGTTTTTACGTGTTGCTATTGACATGCGTATTTTTACGTGTTAAAATAGCAGCAAGAGGTGAGGGAAACAATGAAAAGAAAAGAAAAGAAAAGACATTGACAAGGCACTGCGGAAGGCTGGATGGGTCATCATCCACGGTGGGAATCACGACCTCGCTCAGCATCCGCAAAAGCCTGGAATCAAGATCCCGATCCCCAGGCACACGGAAGTAAACGAACAGACCGCAAGAGGGATCCTGAAGCAGGCGGGGGAGCAACGAACCCCCCCCCCCCCACCACACGGAAGTAAACAAACAGACCGCAAGAGGGATCCTGAAGCGGGCGGGGACCAAATGACCCCCGCCCTCCAGGAGCCTCGCAGATCAGAAAGGAGGACGCTATATCCAAATACGTCTACCCCGCAGTTTTTCATCCAAACAAGGATGATGGGTCCATCACGGTCACCGTTCCCAGCCTTCCCGGCTGCATCACAGAGGGGAAGGATCTGGCGGATGCGATCTATATGGCTGGAGACGCAGTTTCCATGTGGCTGTGGTGCGCAGAGGATCAGCACGAGGAGATCCCCACCCCTATGCCGCCGCCCGCTGTTGAAGCACCTGAATTTGTCAACTATGTCTATGCCGATACAGAGGAGTACCGGCGCAGGCACGATAGCCGCGCGGTCAAAAAAACGCTTTCGATCCCCAGCTGGCTCAATGACCGCGCGATCCAAGCTGGTGTGAATTTCTCCCAGATCCTCCAGGACGCCCTGAAAGAGCGCCTTGGGGTTCAATAACCTGCAAAGACAGCACCCGATGCAGAGTTCCTGCATCGGGTGTCCTTTTTTAGCTGTACCCCAGGGCTTTCCTGACGTCGGCCATGTAGTCCTTCCCGTTGACCCGGAAGGTCATATTGCGCTTGTCGATATACCAGAGCTCCTGACCGTCACGGTAGGCGGCGTACAGGTACACGTCGAACTCTCCGGAGGAGTCGGAGGCGGCGGCGGGGGCGATGGTGCCGGACTTCATGCTCTTGGGCCGGGCGATCAGCACGTATTTGTTGGGCCACATGCCGATCTCCGCGTCCTCGATGTCCCAGTACTCCTCCGCCACCCGCAGCTCGATCTGGTGCTTGCGCTGCTCCAGGAACATGGAGAAGGTGCCGGGGGATGCGTGGCTGAGGAACTTCATGCCCATGGTCATGTTCTCGATCATGCCCATGATGGGGACGGACACATCGCCCATCATGCCGGAGCCCATGATGGTCACGGCCTTGTTGGTGATGTCCGGCAATGTCACGTTGGCGACGCCCACCTCGTTGATACTGTCCTCGTAGACCCGGAAGGCGATATATGCGGCAGGATATTGTGTCATGTTCTCGTTCCCTCCTTCTTACGCCGCCAGGGCTTCCATGACGTAGTTGACATCGTACTCCAGCGTGAAGTCGATCTCCTGGGCCGGGCTGGACGGGGTGATGTAAATATGGATGTGGAGGATGCCGGCCATGAGGTCCAGCAGGTTGTTCTCACTCTCCAGCATCTCCGCCCGGGCGCCCAGAAGGCGCTCCGTGCCCACCAGGCCCGCAAGCCAGATGTTGCAGGTGTCCAGGATGGAGTCGATGAGCCGCCGGTTCATGGGCTTGTCCAGCTTGGCCCAGAAGGTCCGGATAAGGGTGTTGCCCACCCAGTCGAACATCCGGGAGACGGGGATGAACTGGTCCTTCACATCGGTGTTGGCGGGGTAGCAGGCGGTATAGTTGCCCTTGGCCACCCAGCCGCCCACCAGGAAGTTCACCGCCGTGACCACGCCGTAGTCCCCGGCCACGATGTTGACCTGGGGCCAGTTGAGATCGACCTCCGTGCCGTCTGCAAGACAGCAGGCGTCCATTTTCAGGCTCTTGTTGCTGGGGCTCTCGTAGGGGCACCCGGCGTTGAGGGTGTCCACCTTGGCCATCAGCCCCGCCAGCTGGGTGCTCAGATGGAACTGATAGTCCCCCAGCTTGATCATGGGCCAGCAGACGATCTGGTTCTCATCTACAAAATTGTTCTTGTCCTTGTAGCCGCTCAGCTCCGAGTAGTCCCGGACGCCGTTCTCGCCGCAGTCGGCGTCGATGAGGCACTTGCCGTGGAAGAGGCCCATGATGCCCGCTGCCTTGGTGGCCATGACTGCGGCCACAACGGTGTTGTGGGACCAGCTGGGGGCGCAGAGGGTGTCGGGGATCTTTCCCACGGCGGTCATGCAGTCGTCCACATGGCCAACGCCCTCTACGATGTCCGCCAGGATCACCGCATCGGGCTTCACGGCGGTGTAGGAGATAGAGAGCGCCTTGGCGTCATAGGCCGAGCCGGTCTCCAGAAGCTCTACCACGCAGGCATCCGTCCTGTCATCGTAATAGACCGTGTAGTCCTCGTCCCCGGTCAGCTTCGCGCCGCCTGCGGTGACGGCGACCGTGCCGCTCATGGCGGCCAGGGGCAGGCGGACCTTGTGCTCCGACACATCGTGCTCCTTGGTTCCCACGTCCTCCTTCATAGCGGCGGGGTCCAGGACATTGCAGAAGATGACGGGCTGACAGTTGAAGAGCTGGAAGTGGGAGTACATGAACTCACACAGGGGATAGCTCTCCCAGTCGTAGGAGAAGCCCAGCTTCTCCACCGCCTCCTCCCAGCAGGTGCAGAGGATGGGCGTGTTGGACTTCCCCGGCTTGGACGCCGTATGGATGGGCGCCGCACCGGTCACGTAGGGGAGGCCGGAGTCTGCTACGACCGGGATGCTTACCGCCGTGGCCTGTTCATAGACATGGACACCGAGATTTGCCATAATTTTGTTCCCTCCTTACTTCCCGGCGATCTTCCTGTAGTTGACATACAGGGCGTTGCCGGGGGTCTTGACTTTCAGCCGGGCCTCGGGCAGGTAGTCCCCGGTGACGATCAGCGTCTTCACCAGGGGCTGCGCCTCGATGGCCTTCCGGGCCTCCTCCAGGGCGTGGGCCCTGTCGCCGCGGTAAATGGTCCCGCTGCGGATGAGGCCCCGCAGGGTCGGCCCGATGTACATATAGAAGCCGGAGGGCGGTCCTCCGGCTTTTTCGCGGCTGGTCTGGGGCGGGGCGGCTGTCTCAGCGGCTGCCGTCTCCGGACCAGACGGAGATCATCTCCCCCAGATAATACGGGTGGGTGGGGCGGCCAGCGGTGTCATAGACCAGGGTGTCCAGGCCGGCCTCCAGGTCCAGCTTGAACTGCCTGCCGATCACCACCTTCCTCAGCAGGGCGATCCGCAGCCGTTCCATCAGGTTCAGGAGCATCATGCCGCCCTCCTCCTCGTCCCCGCAGTAGACGCAGAAGGCCGTGCGCACCACTGCGGAGGACCGGGGCCGGGGCTCTCCCTGCGGCTGTACGTCTTTGCTGGTGACCAGTTGGTGGAGGATGCAGGGAGCTTTGCGCTTGACGCTGTCGAACTCCGGCAGGTGGCCCGCGTAGACCGCCGCAGCCCGGGGCTCGGGCTCCTCCACCTCCTCGGACGGTTTTACCGGCAATATGAGCTCGCGGACGGACTCCTCGGTAAAGGCTTTCAAATGCTCCAGCAGAAACACTCTCGTCATAGCCTTACCTCACGCTGATATACCCGTTCAGCAAGGCGTATACGTACTGATCCAGGTTTTTCTCGAAGGACTCCATCGCCTCGCCCGTCAGCTGCTCCGCCACCTCCTGATTTCCCAGCATCTGCGGGACGGAGGGGCCGTATAGCTCCTCGATCTCGTCCAGGTCATTGCCCGTCATGCCGCCGGTACGCTCAAAAATTCCAATATGCCCGTTTGCCATTTTTGCCACAAATGCATTTTGAAACTGCTTCGGGGATGTGCTTTTGAGAACGTGTCCGTAGGCCGCTGCGCCGGGATGCACCATCCGCCATTTTCCCTCCCCATCGGCGTCAGTGCCCAGCATGACCGGCACCAAGCGGCTGGTGTCATAGGTGGGCTGAGCCGGGCGGGCCCCGTCAAAGCGGTAGAGGGGGATGCGGTTCCCTGCAAAATGGACATATGCCTGCACACCGTTCTGATAGGTGTAGGCCACTGTCACGCTTTCCTCCGCCCGGATATTGGCGGCGGAGATGGCGTACCGCTCCCGGACAGCCTTCTTGCTGACGGACTGCATGTGGGCCGTTGCCCTCCTGATGGCGCCGCTAAGCGCCCGCTCGATACCGTTGGGGATGCCCTCCAGGAGACGTTCGGCCTGCTCCAGGGCCTCCTGACCAGCGGCGGTGACATGGACGCCGAAGTGATCGCTCTCCGGCCCCTTGAACTGATTGCCTTGGATGCGTACCCGCGCCTCCCGGCTGATATCATTTTCACCGAAGCTCATTCGTCCAGCTCCTCCAGTTCCACATGCAGCATCCCCATGTTGCAGGCAGACGCCGCAATAAAATATTTTTTGAAGAACTTTCCGCCTTCACGGGTGGCGATCTCTATGGTTTTGCCCTGTTTCGGCAGCTTGCCGCCAAGGTCCTCCTTTGCGCAGTAGAGCGTAGCAGTCAACAGGTGCAGTCCCTGGACGTGGTCGTCCTTCAGCTGTTCCCGCTCCTTTTCCACAGGGCCCTCCAGTACGATGGGGATATCCTCATACGTTTCGCCGTCATACCGAACCGTGCGCTCCTCGGCAAACTCGCTGGTGTTCAGAAAGACCTTGTGGATGTCCCGGCGGACCTGCTCCTTAAACTTGCTCATTGCACGATGTCCCCGGCCCCCAGGTCGGGAGGGGCCTCACCGTCTTCCGGCTCACCGGCGGCCACGATCAGAACGGCCAGGTCGTGCTTGGTCTTCGCCCCGGAGACGTCCAGCCCCATGTCGGCGGCCATCTGCTCCAAGTCGCCCTTCTGCATCCGCTCCAGCTTGGCGACCTCTGCATCAGTGGAGCCGCCCTCCTTGCCGTCTGCGGCGGGGGTATCTTGAGGCGTTCCCAGCTCCTCCTCGCCGCCAGGGGGCGGCGCAGGGGGCGTGTCGGGGGCCTTCGTGGGGGGGTCCGCATAGACGGCGACATCCAGGGCCACCAGCCGGGCGGCCTCCTCGTCCGAGAGGGTCACCCGCTCCCCTTTGGCAACGGGCAGCACTCGGCCCTTTTCGTCCCTGCGGCCATAGACGCCGGTCTTGATCACAACATCACGCATTTTAGCCCACCGCTTTCTTGGCCCGGATGAAGGGGCAGTAGTTCTTGGGGGCGGACAGGGGCCGGGATGCCAGACGCAGCTTGCGCATATCCTTGTCCTGGTCCAGAGTGAACTTCGGCACCCGGATGCCGGGGTGGGAGGTATAATCGGTGCTGCCGAAGTCGATCTGGGTGATCTGGCCGTACATGAAGTGCCCGCAGTTGGGGGCGGTGACCATGGCCTCGTCCACAGGGAAGTAGGACTGGTTCCTGCCGGTGTTATCCTCGTAGCTCTCGTCCACGGAGATCAGGTTCAGCCGGAACCCTCCGAAGTTGATCCTGCCCACCAGCACCACGCCGGTGTAGGCGGAAAGCTGCTCGTTGATGGCACCGATCTCGATGCCGCTGTTCTTATCCAGCAGCCTCTGAAGGTCGTCGAACTGCTGGATGGCGTCAGCCGTCTGGGTGCCCAGCAGCAGGTCGGCCGCGGGCAGTCCCCGGTAGGACAGCATCCGGCACATAGCGATCACGTCCGCGCGCATCTCCATGAAGCTCTCCCAGGGCTTTGCCGGGGTGTAGAGGTGGTCGCTGGTCCCCTCATGAAACTTCACGCTGAGGGCCTTGCCCTTGGTCTGATCGTCCACATACTCCTGGATGAAGCAGGCGTTCTCCAGCATGGTGTTGACGGCCATCCACTCCTCCCGGCGGCGGATGCGCAGATCCATGTCGCGCATATCGTCCCGCTGGAGCCGGGCGGCCCGCTGGGCGGGGGTGGAGTTGGCGTAGAGTGCCTCGCCGAAGCCGCGCTTCTTCAACTCGTCCACGGTCAGCAGCCGGGACACACCGACGAAGGCCGGCTGGAGCTCGTGGATCTCGTAACCGATACGGTCCATGGGGACGTCCCCGATACGCTCGGAGACGAAGGCCGCCATCTTTCGGTCGCCCTTGCGGTACTCGGTCAGGACCTTGTCGGCGGCGAAGACATCCCCCTCCCCGGTGGGGAAGTAGCGGTCGCGGAAGAAGAACGTATTGGGCACGACCTCCTCCATAATCGCCATGAGGATGTAGGTGTCAAAGAAATTCAAAGTTGCAGGCATGGTTTGATCCCTCCTTTAAGGAGCCGGCGTTGCGGCCTTGAAGATGATGCTGTAGGCTCGGAGCTTGTCCCTGTCGGCCTGGGTGATGGTGTAGCCCTCGGCCACCGTGACCTTCTCCGGGTCAAAGCAGCCGGCAACATAGATGTCCACGGGGACATCCTCGGCGGTGCCTACCTCGGTATCGTCGCACAGGATGCAGTCCGGGGTGCCGGCGCCATCATAAACGGACAGGAGGCCGTCATCTCCCCTGCCCAGCAGGGTACCGCGCTTGAGCACAGTGCCGGCCTCCAGCTTGGCGATGACGCCGCCGTCCACGCGGACGGGCGGATTCAGGCCGGTGATCAGGCCGTCATACTCCATGCTGCCGAGTTTCTGACGCAGTTCCTTTGCCATGGATCAATTCTCCTCCTTTCCGAAAAGGGCCTTGACCTCCGCACGGGCGCTGGCCATGCGCTGGTCGGGCGTCTGGGACTCCTTGGGAGGCGGATCGCCGGGGTCGCCCGCCGCCGGGACGCCCTGAGCCCCGGACGCCTTTGTGTCATCCTCCAGGTCGCTCAGGAACTTCTTACCCTGCTGGGCGGCCTTCTGGGCGGCACGGTAGGTCATCTCCTGGGCGGTGCAGGCGTTCTCGCCGTACTTCGCCGCCTGGACGGTGTCCGCATCGTACAGGGCCGCCACCGCATCGATCTCCCGGATGCGCTTCTGCTCCGCCTGGACGGCGGCGCTGACGGCATCCGGGCCGGGCTGGGGCGCAGGGGTTCCGCCGCCCGCAGACGCGGACACGGCGGCCTTGGCCTCGGCCATCAGCGCCTCGGCCAGTTCCGGGTTCTCCGCCCGGAGCTCCTCAAGATTCTTTGCCATGGTTTTTCCTCCTTCGCTGCCGGTCTGCGCCGGCGGGTTTGTATTTGTCTTAACCGGAGCCGGGACCCCAGTTTTGATTGTAGGGATGATATCCGGGGCAAGCATCCCCGGAGTGAGGTGGAACTCCTGACCGCGCACGAACAGGCTGCGCTTGTCGGCACTGGCGGCGATATCCAGCGGTTCAGCGTCCTCCAGGAGTTTGTCAGCAAAACCGCCCTCTTTCGCCTCGGTTCCTGTCATGTAGGTGGTGTTCGCCATCATGGTCGAGATCACTTCATCGGAGAGGTTTGTCTTGCGCTTGTAGATGGACACCTGGGCCTTATCCCAGGCATCCAATGCCGCAGCGCGTTGCCGGAGATCGTTGGCGTTGTGACCACCACGCAGGGTACAGGCCGCATTATGAATCATGATAAGGCTGGAGGGATTCACCTCCACCTCGTCACAGGCACACATGATCAGAGAACCGCCAGACATGGCCACTCCATCTACGATGCACCTCAGCCTGGTGCCCTTCGCCACCATGTCCCGCAGGCGATTGTGGATCAGAATGGACACACCGGCATCCCCGCCAATACTGCTCATCCTGATAGTCAGCACCTTGGCACCGGCTACGGTCTCCAGATCCTGCAGGAACTCGCTCTGAATGATGAACGCTCCCGGCTCAGGCTCGCCAGTCCACCAATCAACTGGTCGCACCTCCACGATTTCCCCGTACATGGTGATCTCCGCGTTCTCGCCGTCCACCATCGCCATGGTATAAGGCTTGCCCTGCGGCCCCGCCATCTGATGGGGTGGAGCAGGAGCGCCCCGGAACCGCCCCTTGCCGAAGAGATCATCCAAAAAGCTCATTCTGAATCTCCTCCTTCGTCATCGTCTTTTTCCGTTGGCACATCCGGCAGCGGCCCGGACGCACCCCCGCCGGCCGCCTTGAGTTTCTCGTTCTCAGCCTTCAGCTGCTCCACGTTGGCGTTCCAGTCTCCGCCGGAGTCCTCCATGGTGGCCTGCTCGTGTGTCTTCAGACCGTGCTGGATCTTCAACACGGCGGCATTGGCCTCCTTCAGCGGATCGAGGGAACCCTGCACCGGGCCGATCCACTGAGCCGAACACCAGGCCGCGCGGATGAGCGGGTCATCAAAAAAGCCCGGAGCGATGATCCGCCCACGGGCCACAGCCTCGGAAAGCCATATTTCATAGACCGGCTGACAGAAATCGTCCACAAACCACGTCCGCCGCATCCGAAATTCCTCCCAGGCGTCCAGAAGGGCAGCACGGGCGGCGGAGTAGCTGGAGTTGTACTCCTTCACCAGGACATCATAGGGGATGCCCAGGCCGGCGCCCACCAGCTTGCAGAAGGTTTTCACGAACGTGTCGAAGCTGGCCACCGGCATGGTGGGGTTGCCGAACTTGACATCCTCCCCCTCCGGCACCACGTTGATGGTACCGGCCCCCATGCCGTACTCGTTCTCTCCCCGCAGGGCCTCCGAGGGGTTGGAGCCGGGAACGCCCACCACCCCGTCGCCGGTTTCGTTGAAGGGGATACCGTCCGGGTTGGACTTCGTGATGATCCAGGCTGTAAAGAAGGACTGCACCAGGGCCATCATCAGCGCGGAGTCGGTGTACCGGCGCAGCTGGAGTAGGGGCTCCATAACCTGGGCCAGATAGGTCACACCCCGGTATTGGTCGGGCCGCTCACTGCCCATGATGTGGAGGATGTTCGGAAGGCCGGTCTTCTTGCCGTAAGCCTCCACCCGAATACATTCATCCTCCGCGCTGGTGATTTCCCATGGGTAGGTCGAATGCACATGGTAGGCAACAACCATGCCGCTGGCGTCCACCTCCACACCGTCAAAGATGCGGTTCCCCGTGTCTGGGTTCTTCCCGTTGGTGATGCTGGGGAAGGTCGTGCCGCCGTACTCCATGGGCGTCCGCACCCTGTCCGCCTCCACCAGGTGTACCCACGGCTCTCCAGCCAGGAGCCCCACTCGCCGTGGGGGAGCTGGGCCTTGACCTCCTCCGCCCCCCCCCCACCCCGATGT